AAAGCCGCCGAGTAACTGCGGCAACTGCTGGCCAAGCGCGACACTGGCGGATGTGCCAGCGCCAACCTGGGTTGCAAAGTCGCCAACCTGGAAAGACATGTTTTGCACGCTGCGACCGAAGGCATTATTGCCCCTAACCTGCCTGGAAAGCTGGCGAGAGTGGCTGCCTACGGTCCTGGACGCCTTGTCGAATGCTGCTGAGTTTTCATTGGCCGCCCGCCTGACACGTTCGAATCCTGCAACGGCCCCGGCAGTGTCGGCGGTAATCTCGACTTCGACTTTAGGCAGCGCCATCTAATGCATACTCCCAAAGCTCATCAACATCAGCCTTCGTCAGTTTCCCGGCATAATCGCCCGGCCTGCTTTCGCGGTGAAACTCGTGGAGCGCGAACCACTCAGGCATGGTCATTGCCCAAAACTCGCTGGGCTGGATGCCCCATGAATTTGCATGCAAGTATAGCGTGGTCCAGTCGATTTTAACACCGCTTAGACCGCCTTCGCCTTTTTGGACACGGCGCGGCCCTCTGGCTTTTTTCCGTCTTCGTCCGCTGGCGAAACCGCCGTAATAATGGCTTGCAACATTGGCAGAGTTTCCTTGCCTTCATTGTCTGCCATATCGGCCATCAAGTCCTTATAAACCTGATCGTCATTCACGTCCTTTGCGCCTGCCGCCCGCAGGAACTCGCATATCACATAGGACAGGTCGAATACGGGGAAGCGGTTTTCATTGGCCCGCTGGATCATGTCCATTATGGACACTTCCCGATCAATGCGGCGCATCAATGCCATGGAAGGGGTAAGCGTGTACTTAACCCCATTCCACTGCATGGACATTTCGCGAAATACTCCGGTCATTTTCTTATCTTTCGTTCGCGATGATTAGGAAAGTGTCACGGCCCCGGATGATTGAAACGATGCCGTAAACGTCGCCGGGTCGCCGCCTTCCGCGCCCTCGCCCTGAAAGCTATTCATAAAGAACGAACCGGCCAGCGTGCCGACGCTCTGAATGGCGAACTGCAACAAGTGCAAGGATGCGCCGCTTGCTGTGTTGGCGGCAAGAGAGACGAGCGTCGAATCGGTCAGCACACCCTCAACGGTCATTTCGACTTGTTTGGTGGCGATATCGTCCAGCAACGTCACAACGCCCACATCATCCTTGTCGGTGATGTCGATGGGCTCATTGTTGATTGTGAAGCTGTCCGTTCGCGCGCCCGCAATGACTGCCGGGGTTGCGGCGGCTGATGTAAGGTACTTGATCCGCATTTTGCGGCCCGCTGCTGCTGCCATGATGTAGCCTTTCCATGCAAAGAATGCCGCCCGTTCTAAGCGGCGCAGTTATCCGCGCGAAGTTACGCGAAATTCCAATAGCGCCCGATGCGTTCTGCCATCGGTCGAAACGTCAAAGGCCATACCCTCACATTCGGTGCTGATATGGCCGGGAAGGTCTGGCAAATCTTGCCGCTGCAACAGCGTGTAGACCGCCGCCGCAAGGGGCTTGATAGCCAGTTCGCTGGTCGTGCGGTGCCATACGTCAACCTGTACCGTGGCATCGCTGCCGCCTTCGTCCTTATCCGGCAACCCCGCATCCCCTGGAAATGAAATGGTGATGTAGGGGAAATATGCAGGATCTTCCGATTGCGGGATTTGCGGGCTTGCCTGCGTGTATATCGCGGCGTTGACGCCTAGCGTTATCGTGCCGCTGGTGTCGCCTTCTAGTTCCAAGTCGCCGCTGAAATCGCCTTCTAGCTCTAGGTCGTCAAACGGCACAAGCGAAGTATGCGAGGATGACATAAGCGCCGCCAAGGATGCGGTGTTGAGTGCGGAGAATATGGCAATTTGCAGTTGTTCAGGTCGCACGGCGCACGGCCTCCGCTATCGCGTCATTGATCCGCTTTTCGTACTTGGGCCGCATCTTTTCGATTGCCGGACGCCATGCCGGACGCGGTGCAATCCTGCCCCGCCCGTTCGTCGATCCGTATTCAAGCGCCGCAGCATACTCTATCGCGTTGAACACCCTAACCGATGCCGGGCCATCCTTTTTGAACAGCGTGCCGCCCTGAAGCCGCCCTGTGTCTGTCATTGGCGCTTGCCCCGGTGCGCTGGCTTGGTGCGTCCTGTTGGGCTTGTACTTGCGATAGGTACGCCCGCTCGCTGGCCCGCGCTGGTATCGCTTGATAATGTCACCGCGCAATTCCAGTCCGGTTGCGTTTACCACGTCATCCAGTGCGCCGGTCATGTCTTGGCCTAGGCGTTCCAACCCGGCAAGCATTTCGGCCAAGCCGTGAACTTCCATTTTAAGCGTTGCCATTAGACCGCATCCTTAGGCAACCAACTCCGCGCCGAACACCATTCTGTGCCCCATGGAAATTCCAGGCGAGCGACAATTACAATGGCACCTATTTTCACTGCTGTTGATTCCGGCACCCTGAGTTTAAGCAATGCCCAAATCAACGCCGTTGCCAATTTGGTCCCGAAGATTCGGCAAGGAACCTTCAATTGAACACTAGTGCCAGCCATTAGATTGCATCCCCTAAATCCAGGTCGATTTCTAGCCAGCGGTCCATCAATTCCAGGTTGTTAACGAACCGGATTTGGTAGCTGCGACCGCGAATAACGGCCTTCTTGGTCTCGTCAATGTTGGCATCATACCGGCAAACTATGCGCCAGCTTGCCGATGCTTCCGTTCGCGCGCTGGCATAGCGTTCGCCGCCTGACATGGCCTTAACGTGCGCCCGATCCGGCGCGCCGCTAATCGTTGACCATGTTTGCGTAAACCCGCCCGCCCCGTCGCTTAACCGAGCCATTTCCTGAAACGTCACCGGCTCGCGAAGCATCCCGGCGTGCATGTCGCAGCATTTCATTAAATGCGCGCCACTTTGTATATGCCCAGAACGCCCATAGCGCCGCTTTCACGCATAGCCTGCTCTGCATCGCAGCCATCGCCACGCTTGCTATAGAAGCCCGCCGCAAGCTGTTTCACGGCACGTATGAGGGGCGCTGGCACGTCGCTTGCCGCATCGCCGTAGCCCGCAACATAGGAAATCTCGATGGCGTTGTTCGCCCGCAATGCCACAGGCCAAGTCGCGCCGCTCTGTAGTGTGATCCGGCCCGGATGCTGGGAAGCGTCAACGTCGAATGTTGTCGCCACAGTCACCGCCGTTGCATTGCTCGCTTCATCGTACACGGTCACGCTGGCAATGGATTGCAGCGGGTAGCGCGGCAGGCGAACGTCAGAAGCATAGCGCGCGCCGTGTATGTCATTCATCGCGCCATCCCGGACGCCATCCCACCACGGCTCGTTTTGAGTTGGCCAGCGGTCAATGCTCATCAGCCAAGTCTGGGTAATGAGTGCGAGCCCGCTATAATCCTCAATTTCTTGCCGCGCTTGTGCAATGAAATCGTTGGCTTCCGCGTCAGGCAATCCGGTTGCCGTTTCACGCAAGAACGTGCGCAGTTCCGCAGCCGTTACCGGCTCAACGGCTGGCGCGCTGGTCAGCACGTTGCCGCGGTATTGGGTAAGCCGTGGCTGCGAACGTAGCGCCATCAGTTAGCCTCCTTCTTTCTAGTGTATTTGCGTTTCGGCCTATCCTCAGCCGGTGCCGTCGCCTTAAATTCGTTCGGCCCGTTTACCTTGGTCGCATAACTGACCACCGGAACAGCAGCGCCCGCATCAATGGCGATTTGCGCAAACCGGCCTTCAATCTCTGTTCCCCACGGTAAGGTCACTACCGTATGCCCCTCTGGCGCGTATCGCCAGCCGAGTTGAGCCGTAATCTTTGCCTTGGTCATTCCTTGGCCTCCGCTGCTTCGCTTGCCGCCCGTACAAGCCCATTCGCTGGCTTGCTATGGTCGTAGCGTGCTTCAATCTCTGCCGCCGTTGGCAGTTCGCGCGGCTCTATGTTGAGCCCCATGCCGCCGCCGTCCGATAGCCTGACCTTGTAGCCGTCATAGCCATAGAATAGCGCGTCAGGCCCGTCGCAAACGTCCATCAATGACGTGTCGCGCGGCAACGTAATCTGGACGCCTTGCGACTTGGCAATTGCAATCCAGTATTCCAGGCATGCCCGACCACGCTCTGCGGAGTGGCTGTTGGCGTAGGTGTAATCGCAGCCAAACAGGCTGATACGGCCAACGCGCCGATATAGGGCATAGGCCACCGCATAGGCGACCGTGCCATTAAAGTACGCCTCCCCGGTCGCCTTAACCACTTTCTGCAACGGATACTCAACCAATCCAGGATAACCCGGCTCAAGGTGGCTGGTATAGACCGGCCCCGGATGCCGTTTGATCCATTCAATCATGCGCGCAATGTTGCTTTCGGGATGCGCCGCCGCCCGCGATTCCTGCACCCGCACATCGTCCATATGCCAGATGCGGTCTGCCCTCAGCACGTCGCCCAGCGCGTTGATTGGCCAAATCTCGTCACAGTATGCCGACGCCCCGCCTGCCCGTTTGCAGTGGTCAACGAACGTCTCTGACGATGGCCCCAAGCCAATGATGGCAACATGCTTGCCGTATAGCGCCGCAAAGTCGGCATTGCGTTTGCACCGGGCAACCAGCGTCCGGCCTGGGGTATCCCCCACCGCGCTTGTGTCGCCTTCCTGGTGCCTGATTTCTTCCACATCCCAGCCGCTCGCGTCCAGCAAGTCAGTAAATTGCTCTTCCGTATAGTGCCGATGGTGAAACCGTATGTTTCCACCATGCGGGAAGTGAGTTTCGTTCGGCACGCTCGCAAGCAGGTAGTCCGCCTTCACCGCGCGCAAGAACTTTTCCGGCTTTGCTACGTGTTCGATGCACTCGAAAGCCACCGCATAATCCGCAGCGCCAACATCGGCCATGCGCCAGCCGGTCTGCAAATCGCCCTCATGGTAGCGCGCGGCCTTGTAGTTCGCCGCCGCGTATTCCAGCGCCTCAATATCGCAATCAACGCCAATCACGTCGCGCTTGCCCCGTGCTAGCAGGTCGGCCCCATAGCCAACGCCGCAGCCAAGGTCCAGCACGCTTGCGCCTGCCGGAATGATGCTGTCGGCCCACTGGTAGCGCGCAACGTGGTCCTGTCGTATCCCGTCAATCGACGGTGCAACTTGTCTTTCGCCGGGGCGCATTATGGCCTCCTTGCTGTTTCCGGTACTGGTATGAGCCGGTACAAAAAAGGCGGAGCCGAAACCCCGCCAAGTTTGTACCGGAGTGCATCCCTTGCGGGAGTGCCTTTAGGTGGCTACGGGCGCACGATGCGGACGCGCCAGGATGGCATTCACCGAAACCGGAGTGCCTGCCGTCGCGGTGCTTTTCACATCGGCGCGAAGATAGCGCTTGCTGCCGATGTAGCCGATGCGCTTGCTGACGTTCTCAGTGCTGCCATCGGTACGGGTTGCCGCGGCCAAACCGGCTGCGCTTTCCGTACCAAGCAAATCAGCATCCGCAACCGAAGTCATGGTGCCGGTAACGTCGCCTTCCAACACCGTTACAGTGAAGGTTGCCGCCGTCGCGGTGATAGCGCCATAGTTGATTGCCAACTCCACGCTATCATAGCCGCGAACGTCGATAACGCTGCCGGTGCGGCCCGTGCCGGTCGTTCCCACGGTAATGGGATTGATAACCGCCACAATATCCACGTTATTGTGTAGATCACGATAAGCCATTTAGAGGCTCCTTTCTGCGCTCTTAAGCGCCAAACCGGATGAGCTTGATTGCTTCGAAGTTCACAACATCGCCGCCCGAACGCTTGACGGTGTAGAAGTGAACATACGGCTTGTTGGTGTACGGATCGCGCAGGACGCGGATGCCGGAGCGGTCAACAATCTGGTAAGCCTCGCGGAAGTCTGCAAAGGCGATA